GCCAGTAGGCGTTTAACTGCCCATATTCATATAGTTAGCATCTGTATTTAGAAGTAACTGAAAAGGATTTTTCTTTATCATCTCAGTTCTTTTTTTAACTTCGGGAATACTTCCCATGTAAGGTCTATCTTGATATTGTGTATGATTAAACTGTCCTGATCGAAGATCATTTACATAATTTCCTATTACTTCAGGGATCTTAATAGTTTTTCTTGATGGAAGTAAACTACCATCTCCAGTAGCAGGGTCTATAGTAGGCAAAGTAAATGATAAATGCCTAAACCTATTTAAAAACTCTTGAGGATTCATATTACTTATAAATAGAAAGCTTTACCAAACTGTGGCTTAGGTTTAGTTGCATACTCTGTAGCTCCTGCACCTGGTCCTCCAAAGTTACGTCCTCTAAGACTTGGCAGCTCTGTACCACCTAGGTCTGCTTTACCTACTGGTATACGCCCTCCTAGAGATGGTTCATCAAATCCAGAGCGTTGTCTAAAAGCTCCTGCAGCTTTAGCTGACTTGAAGAATCTTTTTACTCTGCCTTGTTCGTTATTTATATCTTCTACATCTCCACGTTTATCTATATCAATACGACGTAAGTCCACATCATATCCCTGCTCAGGATTTAAGTCAGATAACTCTGATCCAGAAGTGCCTGAGTCTTGTCTAGGGTCGTAAGTAGAATCGTAGAATCTTGCCATGATACCATTGTAAGAGAAAGAAATCATATC